GTCAGGAAGAATAGCAGCCTTTGCTTTACCAAAGAACCCCTTCTTCTTCTCCTCTACCTCTTCTACCTTATCATCTAAAATTTCTTCAGACATATATCTTTAACAACTGGCCCTATTTATACATCTGTAGGTTGCTTTTTCTTACCTATATTATATTTGGATTCAAGAGACCATTCACCCTTTTCTTTATAGGCAATAACTTTTATTTGACTAAGCGGAGCTGCATCTTCAATAGTACTTTCCTTAACTATGGTAACTAACCCCCAGTCTGATAATAGTTTTATAATTCTATTTCTTCTTTGTAGATCATTATTAGAAAGATTTGCTTTCTTACCATCTAAAGCAAACAATTCTTTAAAATGTACTATGTAATACTGTCCTTTCTTATGAAGGATATGACAAGACTGATATAACTTTCTTTCTTTTCTCGAAGCAACACCAATCCTAGTTAGTGTTTCTCTTACCTTAAGAAAATCATCAGGTTCTTTTAATTGAACCTCGGCCATATCATCTTTGGTCCATTGTACTTCATTCATTTCTTACCTCCTTTATTCAGTTTATCTCTAATGTAGTTAAGTTGGTTAGGAGTTAAGATCCGTAAGGCTTGAATTGCTTTTTCATTACTATAACCATAGTATTTTTTCACAAGGTCAAGATCTTTCACCTTCGCTTTTTTGCCCCAAGGAGAAAATCTTCTCTTAGGTCTCACTGTATTTAGATAAAAAGAATATTGTAATTCCTTATCCAAGTTAGGATATCTATTCATCTCATTAGCAAATGCTAGTGTGTCCATGTGATGTGACAAACATTTGTTAATGACATAGGGAGGATAGTTCTTTTCCCAACCAGGATCATCTCCCATAAGATTTTCCTTATTGAAATTAATGCTGTTCAAATAATCCTTGAGAGGATATCTATCATCGTATGGCATAGTTAGTTAATACAAGTTCTTTACGGTCTGCCTGTTCCTTCATGTAATCACCTGTACTACGCATAGTATAGGTATGATCAAACTCAGCAGCATTCCATTCTTTAAAACGATTTCTTATAACTTGGTCGCTGTTGTATGATATCATCTGATGACCTGTATGTCTATCACATTCTTCAGAGAAAGAATCATGATCAAAGTACTTATGCATACCACCCTTCTTACCATATAGATTATCACCTATCTCATAGGGTGGGTCTAAGTAAGTGAATACATCCTTATCATCCGTAGTCATTCTTTCATAGGTTAGATTAGTTATAACCCAGTTCTGTATTATCTTAGAATACTCTGGTAACTTTTCTATACCTCGTAAACTAAAGTTACTGTCTGAGGCTTGTTTGGAGAAGGAACTCGATTCGGTAAGACCACTGAAAGAACACTTATTAACAATATAAAAGCTAACAGCACGGGTAACGAGACTGGCTCCTGCATCGTTAACCAGTTCCTTACTTTCGATAAAAAGTTCACGTGCTCTATCTGGGGTGGAGTATGTTGTTTTAAAGGTTCTGAGCCTGGTCGTAATTTCATCTGGTTCATCCTGTAGTTGTTGCCAAAAATTAACTAATGGTTCATACAAATCATTAACCCACACTTCTAAGTGAGGATATGTTTTTGTCATATACAAAGCAACAGAACCACCTCCAAGAAAGGGTTCTCTATACTCTTTGTACTTATTCATATCAGGTAAGAACTGTGCCATCTTTGCAATAGCACGAGACTTACCACCTGGATAACGAAGTGGAGTTTTCAAAGATTTCATTTTTTAGTAGTGTTGCTTCTTGTTCTGTTGTGAATTGCAATAAACTTATCTCCAGCAAATGTGCCACCAAGACACACATCAATTTCATCACCATCTAACCAGTTCATATCACCATTCATTTTGGTGTGTAACATGGCTTCTTGAATCTTGTCAATAACTTCTTGAGTTAGTTTCATTATTCATCATGTTTGTGATTTAGTTTACCAGACATTTCATATGCACCCTTGTTTCCACCGTGTCCATGTGCAATGCCTAACTCATGCATTTTAGCATGTTCGTCAATAGGGTCTCTTAGATCTTTTTTACCTGGTCCTATTGTAAGGTATAATCCATACCCCATAATAAAGAACAATAATCCTACGATAATAAAAACTAAAATCATTAGTAAAACCTCTGTGAGTTTCCGAATTCTCTTTCCACTTCTACTACAATAGCATCCATGATGCGATTAAAAGATCTCGACATCTGACGATATCCAGAACCAACATATAACTGTCCAGCAAATACTGATACTGTTGCGAGACCCCAGAAGATGTAATAGAATTTAGATTTCACTTGGTTTCGTTGTTTTTCTTTAGTAATCATTTTAGAGGTAAGTTGCTACTAGGACAACCCTAGTTTTTAGTTTGGGTACATTGTGAGTATGATAACCCTCAAAGACAATAACATCATCCTCTTGGGGATCATGATAATCATCTTCAATAATAGTTTCCCCTCCAGCATCTGTAAAATAAATCAACATATTCTTATGAGGAAAATAATGATCTATATGGATGTGTGTAGTATCTATATTAGAATTGGGTCTAACTTGATTAGCAGCAATTCTGTACACTACTTCAGGATGGATACGATTGTATGATAAAATTTCTTTCATCATACCATAAACCATTGGAAGATATTCAACATCTTCCAATCTAGGTAATGGTTCTGGTCTTCCTAGAAATCCATGATTGTGCATAGGTACATGACCTAACTTATCTAAGTTCATTTTTGGATGAACAAACATATGCTTTGCATTTGGGTTATCATCATGATACTCATCTGGATGTTGTTGCTCATGGAAATACCAAGGAAAACGTCCAGATAATATATAAGACTTCACTTCCTTATACAATCTTGTTTTAGGATTAGTGAGTCTTACTATACCCATTATACCACAACACCAGGAGAATTATTAAACAAATTAGTTAATTGTGTTACAGTTTCATCTTTGTATCTTACACATGTGTTCTCCCAGTCTCCACCAACTTGCTTACCTTTCTTGTTAGACATCCACTTATCAATCCAATAACAGCAATAAGATATCTGCTTCTTCATTTCTTTAGCAGCAGTACCTTTCTTACCAAGGAATGATTCCTCATCTCTTGCCTTCCATTCCTCAACGATATGTGTTATACCTGTTTGATAATCTTCTTCAGTGTTAGACCTACCAGCATCTATATTCTTAAGTCCTTTAATAAGGAGTTCGTTATCAGCACCATATTTTTTAAGTGCCATAATAGAAGCACATAGTAATGCTTGTGGCCACTTAGCCTTATTGATGATACCATCAATAGTTTTTATCTCTGATAGGAAATGATATATCTGTCCTAATAGAGACTCTACTGGTATACCAATTGGATTTGGATATTCTGTTGGGTTGTAGTAGTGACTAGCATAGTTTAATGCAGTAACAATAGTACCCTTTTTAATCTTATTAGACTTTGGTTGATACCCACATGAACCAACAATCAATCCATAGAATTTTTCTGCTGTTGCTTCTACAGAAGTAATAGAATCAAATGTATCATAGCACTTACGCATCCGTAAGAAATCTTCATAAGAAAATTCAATTACAAGAACATCTTTTGGGATAGCAGTAGAACCACCTCTTCTCCAATTCTCTGCACGAGTATTAGAATCAATTCTGAACTTATGTCCAACCTTGAATTTTCTACCATTTACAGTATCATCTTTTGTAAGTTTACATGTGAAAACAACAGCATGTTCTGGTATAAACTCAAATAGATATTTTTTCTTTTTTGATAAACGATTTTCTGTATCTCTTTGACAGAATAATTCTTCAAGAGAATTGTACTCTTCATATGGCATCCAATATGCCTCAAGGATTCCACTTTCCTTAATAGGATAAAAAGGAACAACGTTCCCTTCAGGATTTAAAATTGCTAATGTCATTTAAATTCACACTCCAACATAATTTGGGTTAAACAGGCTAAGAGATTAATCTCTTGGTCTACCACAAAGGCAGACTTGTATTGATACTCTGCAATAACAAGTACAGCAGCAGCAACACTTGGTCCTTCCATAATATTAGAAAGACTGTCATATAGTTTCCTCATTATAGCAGTAGGGTCACTATCTAAATTCTGAGTAACCCACTTCTTAACATCATTAAACTTCTTATTCTTTAGATACTCTGTAAGAGAATCTATTTTAGCATCACCTAACGCTGCGAGGATTCCAGTATCGATAGAACCTGTTGAACTATATCTTTGGAGTTCGTTGAGTGTTCTTCTGAAGTCTGGGAAGTACTTTTGGACAACTGTGGCAACCACT